TTACACCTACACGTTCTGTATTTTGAAAGCTAGTAGTTCCGTCTCCCTCAAAAATACCGGCTGCCCATACAATGTCCTGGGAAGTAGCTTGCTGAGTAATAGAGAGGGCTTTTGAGGAACGTAAGTATGCGCTACCTAAGCCTTCTGAGGTGATGCTACTTACTGATAAGTGTTGTATACACTGTCAGCTAAGGCAGCCTATTGGAGCCAACTATGCTTGAGCAAGAGGACATAGGTGTACAGGTTGTTGAATCTGGTAAAGCGGGTGATATGGTAGAGGCTGATAGTTACGAAGAGATGCTAAAGGCCCGTATACCTCTCAACAAGAATCCCCGTAAGGCCTCCTACCTAAGTTATAGAGCCTCAGGCTTCTCAGTCCGTGAGGCCTGTATGCTAGCTGAAATCTCCTTTGCCGCAGTTAAGAAATGGCGGAGAGAGGATGAGGACTTCCGTAGGTGGGAATCTGGAGACGGACTATCCTGGCTACAGCATAACCTAGCTAGTGACCTATTCCAGATGGAGTTCATGCGGAACTTCCGTCTAGCACTCCGCCTTGATAGGAAGCTGCTGTTTAAGGCTAACTATAATTTGGGAGGCATGACAGACCGAGAGACCAGTCTCCTCAAAGCTATCCGTAAGCAGTATTCTCCTCAGGACCTTATAGCTCTACAGAAGGCTTTGGAGCCTAATGCTGATAACCTGCCCCCAGGGGCCTACCGTGAGAGTGTCACTGTGACTGTGGAGGGCCGACAGGTGGACGATGAGTCAGCCCGCCGTGCTGCAGCCAGGGACCTACTAGAGAGGTTTGAGGCCAATAGACGGATAGCAGAGGAGAATCCTCAGATAGAGTCTCCTAATGGGGATGGACCGCTTGAGGGTGAGGTACTGGACTAGTGGTAACAGAAGCCCCTGTACTAGACGACCTCACTACCCGTGCCTTAGCGGCCCGTGATGGTGATGCTCGTACCTATGCCAAAGCCGTTCATCGCCGTGAGTACGAGCCTTACCAGGATGCTTGGGCTGAGGCTTTAGAGACTCGCAACCGTACCGTCATCGTCTGTCCTCCTGATACCTATAAGTCCACTACTGTCCGAGACTTCGTGGAGCGGGAAATTGGTAAAAATCCTAATGTCAGAATATTGTGGGTGATGAATACTGGAGAGCAGGCCCAGAAGCAGGTTATGGCCATTAGCCAGACTATCCAAGGCAACAATATCTATAAGGTGGCCTTTGATATTGAGGAGGATACTGAGGCTCAGTGGACCAAAAGTGTCCTATTCGTTGAGCGCGATATTGAGGACCCTGACCCTACTCTTATGGGTACTGGCCTCAATGGTCCTTACCAGGGACTCCACTTCAACATTATCATCATAGATGACCCCACCGACCAGGACGATGTTAAGAGTCCTACCACCATGATGTCCCAGGTAGAGAAGATTAGAGGCGTTATTGTAGACCGCCTAATGGAGAAAGGAAACCAGTTCTATCCTCATGATGGGCGTATTGTGGTCATCCTTACTCGTTGGGGACAGAACGACCTTGTGTCTACCTTCGTGGACATGGGCTTTACAATCTACGAAATGCCGGTTGTCGGTGACTACCCCTGGGGTCCTACACTATCCCCCACTAGATTCCCAATGGGGAGGATTGAGAGAATCCATAGAGATAAGGGAGATATACTATTTGCCTTGACCTTTATGTGCAACCCACAGGCTGTTAAGGGTAACATTATACTCCGTGACCATCTCCAATATTGGAATGAGGCCCTCATACCTAAGAACCCTATGCAATTTGTCATGGGGATAGACCCTGCTGCATCCACTAAGACCTATGCTGACTACTCTTCCATAGCTACCATCGGTATAGACCTACGTACTAAGTGGATGTACCTAGTAGATATGTGGGCTGGCAAGGTAGAAGTCCCTGACCTAGAAGCCAAAATTGTTACCTTAGCTACGAGAACTGCTGGACTCCGCGCTGTAGGTCTAGAAACAGCGGGCTTCCAACTTAGCCTCCTCCAAGGTATGCGCCGTCGTTACCAGCTACCATTCAAGGAGATTCCCTACCGTACCAATAAGACCGTGGCGATGAAGATACTGGGGCTAGACCGTGATAAGACTGGTAGGGCCTTATATCTAGACTCACTATTTGCAGGCGGTCGACTATTTCTACCTAAAGGTCTTCCATTGGTAGATGGTGTCTCCTTAGAGGATGAGCTATGCTCCTTCTCTCCTACCGGTAGCCATCGTAACGATGACCGAATGGACTCTCTTGCTATAGCCTGTGTCATGGCTGAGTCTTTGGCAGGAAGTCCTATGCTTGAAGTAAGCCTTAGGGGGTTCTAGTGGCTAATGTAGTTGCCTCAATAGAGCCAGCAGTAGACCCTACCTATGTTCACCGTCTCCTGGCAGAACTGCAAGATGAGCAGAGGGGACTCCACACAAAGATGAACGAGTTGGAGTTGCTGCGGCACTATGAGGACCCCATCCAGCTTCCTTCAGGTGAGAAGGCCTCAGGGCTAGAAGTACGCATAGGTGCCGCTAGTGAACTAATAGAGAACGTGAAGGCATCACTTACCTCCAATGAACCTAATGTTGTTGTCCAGGCTCTACGTGAGGGCAACCCTGCTCAAGATAACTCCAGTAAGAGGGAGTCCTTCTGGACTCAGTTCCTACTGTGGATAGGAAAGCCTGTGGCAGTCAAGGCTGAGCTGGTCGATGCTCAGGCTGGGCTAGGTCTAGGTATCCTTAAAGGTGTATACTATCCCTGGCCCAAGGATGAGCGCAAGCGCCTCAGGAGTGAGCCTAAAACCAAGGAAGGAAACAAGTCCTTTAGGGACCGTGTAAAGGCTCTAAAGCGGAAGTGGGGACCACCTTTCCGAGTCTTTACCATTCACCCACTTACCTTCTACTTCCGTCTAGGCCCTGGTAACCAGCTAGTTGAAACCCTCGAACACTCCTGGAAGCCTAAGAGTGAGGTCTACCCTGCATTTGGCCTAGAGGATAAGCAGCTAGACACCTTCCCTGACAAACTCAACCAGGAGATTGCTGAGGCCGTCGCAGCTACTCCTGGCCAGCCTGACCAGACCATACGACCTCTAGCCGCCGGTCTCAGCGAGGCCACAATGGTCCTAGTCACTGAGTACCGTCGTGATAAAGTGCTAGGGGCCGAGGGTGTGTATCAGGTCTATGTTAACGGCCGTCTGGTCTACCAGGAAGTAGGTGACCCTAGTGTCCAATACTTCCTGTGTCTAGGCCGCACGACTAGTAGTAAGGACCCTGACAAGTTTGGTATCTCGGTAGCTGAGTCATTCCGTCACAATGAGCCTCTTATCAACCGAGCCCTAACTCGTATGGGTGAGGCCGTTGAACTACTTGTCCGTAAGAGACTAACCCTGGAAGTGCCCGAAGGCTTCACACCTGAGACCGAAATAGCCAACAAGCCTGGTGAGGACAACCAGCCTCAGCCCAAGACTTATAAGTTCTCGGCTGAGAAGGCCACTGCCCTCCCTGCCGGTTCCAAGATTGTGGACCCGTTTGCTAATGTGGCTGATGTCTTCGGTGCTATGCCCTATATCCAAATCCTCATGGACGTAATGAGCCAGCATGGTGTCTCACCTATCTTTAAAGGTGAATCCGTAAGTTCTGCCTCCTCTGGCTTCAACAGCAACTCCCTCTTTATGATGGCTAAGAGCCAGTTTCAATACCTCACAGACTCTTACAGTGGTTGCCTAGTCAGCCTAATAGAGTGGCTAGAAGGCCAAGTAGTTACCCGCGCCAGGCAGGAAATCTGGGTAGGGGATGTATCCCTCAGACCTAAGGACATAGAGGAATGGCCTGTTACTATTAGGGTAGACATTGACCCTCTCCTACCTCAGAACCTTATAGCTGAGGGCCAGTTCTATGACCGTATGCACTCCCAGGGCCATATTACCGAACGTACCTTCCTTGAGAAGGGACTTAGGATGGACCAGCCCGAAGCTGAGATAAAGGGTAGGATGTTGGAGGACTTGCAGAACCTTCTGCTACCCACTCTCTATCAGGATGTGTTACAGACTGTAGGAGCTATACAGCCTCAATTAGTCGGACCTGATGGTAAGCCTGTACAATCTCAGGGCAATGGGGCTGTTCCTAGCGGTAACTCAGCAGGTGTTATTGAGGCCCTACAGTCTCTAGGTGGTCGAACTAGACAAGGCCAACCTCGACAGCCACCTGAGGCATCCGGCTCTACCCCTGGCCTGGAGCAACTCTAATGCCTATTATAACAGGCCCATCACTAGACGAGTTGGTTAAGGAACTAACTGATTGGTATGTGGAGACTAGGGAGATGCTTATAAAGGCTTTAGAGCAAGGCTACCCCTACGGTAGTGTCCCTCTAACGCCTAGTGAGCAAGTCAGTAATTTTATGTCTATGACTCCAGAGGACTGGCAAGTCCTACAGGATAAACTAGCTGAGAGGCACCGTGGTAAGCCTAATGCTCAGGAGCTAGTACGCGAGGACCTAGAGGCCTTTGTAGCTAAAATGAATAGAGTGGCCTTTCCAAGGGGGACAGTCTAATGACCTTTCATCCAGGTGGACCTGAGGTTGGTCAGTTACCTCAGCCTGGTCCTGGTTCTAGCCCTGTAGACCCTCCTGTCACTGGTAGTGGCTACTTTAGTGTTATAGACGGCCATGAGCTAAGTGTCACTGAGTTGGCTAACTCTAATATGATGATAGGGTCTGACGGATTTGTCTACCAGCCTGTTTTTGGTGAGGGACCATTTGCAGGTCAGGTTCAAGGGTTCGCTTTAGCTCCTAAATGGTTGCAAGACCAGGTACTAGGGATTGGTGATAGTGGTGCTACAGGGCCTAGTGGTGCTACAGAGCCTACTGCTGCTGAACTAGCTATCCAGCGTTCCCAGGTACAGGCCCAAAACCTATCCACCTTTATCAGTGGAACCATTGCTGAGTTAGACGGCCAGATAGCTGCAGGCCAGCTAGAAACTGAACAAGCTCTAGGTGAGTTCAACCGTCGCCTAGATGCCTTCTCTGAGGCTGGTCGACAATTTGAGGGCTTACAACCATTTACCATTTCACCAGGTTCTCAGTTCCTCCCTGGTCGGGAGCCTGGAGGTATAGGCGAGCAAATTGGTAGGCCCGTACTTGAGGCTAACCCTGTTTTCCGTGACCCGTTTACCGAGGCAGCAGATATAGTAGCAGGTACACCAGTTCTAACTGATATAGGTGTGCCTTCCGGTGATGCTCTTTCCGAGGCAGTACAACTAGCACAGGACTTCCTAGGAGGCTAATATGCCCTACACCGTACAGGCTGGTGATAATCCCTTTGATGTTGCCAGAAGACTAGGTATGACCATAGAGCAATACCAGTCTCTTAATCCCCACTTGGATAGACCTGCTCCTGGTACTGCTCCTGGTACTGGCTTTGGACAACTCCAGGTAGGTGATATAGTCTACAGTCCTAATGACCTTCCAATTCAGCCTGGACTTCAAGCCGAACAGTTTGCGGACCAGTTGGCAATGGAGAAGTTCCTGGCTGAGTTACTAGCAGACCTAGAACAGCAGAGCATAGACCTTCAAGAACAGAGAGATGTGGATACTCGCAGGCTCACAGAGGCCCAACTAGGAGCCAATCCTGCTGACTTTGTGGCCTTTGAGTTATACAAGAGAAGTTTACAGGAACAGGGTTTTGAGTCTACCAGTCCTGCTAGGAGTGATGCAGAAATCCAAAACCTATTTAGGATAGGCTTAGACCTGAATGAAGGTTCAAGTATAGGGACTGGTCAATTTGGAGTGGAGTTACCTACTACAGAGTCCATTAGTAGGTCAGAGCTAGGTAAGTTTAGTCCTACCGATGTAGGTATCCTGACCAGCTTTCTCCGTGGAGGTGTAGATACTGGTGGTGGCTTCCAAGGTATCAATCCAGAGGATTTCTTTACTGACCTAGAGGAAGGCTTAATACCAACCATCTCAACAGGTCCAACTAGGACTGTTTTCTAAGGAGGTAGAGTTATGGCGCTTCATGACCCGATAGAGGATGCCCTGAATGAAAGAAAAAAGAAAGCCCGACTTATCGAAGCAGGGGCAGCGATTGGCTCTCCAAATGAGGAGTCCCTGGACATTACTAGGAGGTTCCTAGCTGGAAATCGACAGTTACCTAATCAGGCTGCTTCTATTGCACGGAGTAGGGCCTTCGGTCAAAGAGGAGTACAACAACGAAGGGCTCCTTTAGTAGATGCCACTCCTCGTAGTGGTTCCTTATCTGAGGGTTTCTTTAACCTACCTGGGCCTGTTGGCTTTGCTAAAACTCCTCAGGGCCAAGCTATTCTCCAGCGTATTCTAGGACGATTTAAGGCTCCACGCCGAGGTAGGTAGATGGTAATATTTGGTAAGATTATGAGCAAGCTAGTGGAAGGTATAGCCCTAATCTTTATGACGGTCTTTAGCCTTCTTATGGTTACCTTCGTGGCCCTGGTAATCTATAGTATAGTTAGTTAATATGGCTAAACCCTGGGAGTACACGTCTAAGAGGGCTGAGGCTCTAAAGCAAAGGACTAGCTTTAGGCTTCAGGCTGCTAGGAGTGCTTTCTCCAGACAGGCTAAAGGATTATTGCAGAGCAGAGGTATCGACCCTGAAACTATCCCTGCTTTATCACCTTCTAGAGCCTTTGACGACGAACTTAGCAATCCTGAGGAGATGTTTGCTAGGACTGTTAGGAGGTTAACAGCTGCCGGACTGGAACCTGACGAAGCGGTAAAGAAGGTTCGTGATTACCTCTCAACTACATCCAGACGTGTAGATGCAGGTATGGTGAAACCTAGTAGTCCACCTCAGCCTGGCTTGGAGGCTACTCAGCAGCAGGGAGGGCAACCACCTGTTCCCTTTAGAACTGTCTATGATGATGAGACCGAGGGAGCAATTGCTCAGTTCCGTTCTGACCTAGTTGAAGAAGGCTACAAGCCTTGGATGATAGACGCCCAACTTAGAGGACAGTTTAGGTTAGCTGAGCTGATTGGTGAGGAGAAAGTTAATTTCCCAGTAGGGACTCCTCCTGGTACTACCTATGAGAGTCTAGCTCTTGAGAGGCTAGATACTGAGATGGGTGACCTACTAAGGAAGGCTGCTCCGAAGCCTTCTAAGGGACTGTTTGGTAACGTGGTTAGTGCAGCCTATAGGGGAGCAGGCTTTGCCCTCTTTGGTACGCCAGAGGGTATTGGGGAAGCAGCAGAAGTTGTAGGTAAAGGAATAGAGCTCCTGGAGAAAGACCCACTGATAGGTGGCCCCTTTGCTCGTACTAAGGAAGGACAATTCCCTGCTTTTGACCCTAAAGGTACTACTGCCTTTGAGAGAGGGGCAGAGATTAGCCGTCCTGTGGTGCAAAGAGGACAACAAATAATTGGTGAACCTACCGAGCAAATAGGGAAGGCCGGTATATTAGTTGTGTCTCCTGTAGCTGGTGGTATCACTGATGCCATTAGAAGCGATATTGTAGAGGACATAGGTACAGAGATAATCAATCCTGCTGGTCTTGTACTTGTGGCTCCCTTTGCTCTACAGGCTACTACTGGACTTCGCGGTGCTGCTCTAGCCTTCCAGATAGCAGATAACCTTATAGGTACAGGTATAACTCGCTCTGCTCTTAGGGGTACAATGAGAGGTTTGACTACTCTGAGCAGAGAAGGTGCAGCAGGAATATCTAAACTCCCCAAGGCTATTAGGGAATCTCCTATTATTCAGGATGCTATAAGGAATATGGGTCTAGGTCCCGAGACAGGTGGACCCTTGCGTACCGTTAAGGATATTGATTCTGAGATTGCGGTTATTAGGGCCAGTGGGACAAAGGGTAGATTGGCTGAGATAAAGTCGTTAACAGTGGAACGTGCCCTAGTAAGAGCAACTGAGGATGCTACACCTATAACAGAAGCGGGACTGAGGCGACTTGTAGACCCTCGAAATCCTCGTAATCTAGGAGTTCAGCAGACAAGGTTCTTCTTCCAGCGACCTAATGGACGATGGGGTGTACTTGTCAATAGATATAAGAACCGTCCAGCTATTGTTAAAATGGTTAGTACTGAAAATCTACATCCTATCGTATCTGTACGAGGTAAGAAGTATCTTGTAACTGATTACTTACGGTCCACAGGGGAGGCTGGTGGAGGCTTTATTGGGAAGTCTGCTACTCCTCAGGTACTTGGCCGTACTCCTCGGCAACGAGCTATCCTAATGTCTGCTAAGACTCTTCAAGATATGCCTAAGTCAATGTTAGGCAAGATAGCGAAACTTATAGGTGCCATGGGGAGTAAAACTAAGGCTAAGTTAATTGAAAACATCAGTGCGATACAGGCTAAGGAAGCACCTGCACTAAGGAAGGCTGTAGCTGAGTCTGAGAAGGCAGTAGAGGTCTCTAGGAAAGAACGCATCCTACAGGCGACAACGCCTACTCGACCTAAGGGTGCTCCTAGAGGTAGACAAGATATTGTAGAGCAGGGACTAGAGGCCTATGCTCGTCGCCAGGATGCTGCTGAACTGGTGGATATGAAGCGGAGTATCGAGCAAGCCGTTAAGGCTCCTAAGAGTCATACCTCTCCTAGTCTAAAGCCCTATGAGCAGGACCAGGCTGGAGAGGCTCTTAGGCTCCTCTCAGAGGCTCCAGATAATCCTGTATCTATACGTTCTCGTCGTGACCTACCTGAGCTAACCCAGTATGATGACCAACTTGAATCCGCCCTACGTTTCCGTGATGATGCTAGGGCTACCTTAAAGTTCAATCGTTCTGCTGTAAAGGCTGGAGTCCTAAGCCCTCAGCGTGTTCCAGAGGCACTAGAGCAACTTGCTAAGGCCAACGCCCAGTTGAAGTCTTCCAGGGCTATCCTCAAAGAGGCTAAAATCCGTGCTGTCAGGGAAAGCGTTATGGAGGGAGTACATGCTGCTGGTGGAGGCGAGGTCCACGCCGGTATCATAGGTAGGGCCTTCGATGCTAGTGTTTCTAGGGTACCTGAAGGAGACTTACTCCTTACTGCTGGCACATGGAGGCAGTATATAGCCCGTGGGATAGCTCTCCTTAAGGGTAGAGTGTTCAGAGGTGTAGGCTTGCTTGCTGACCGAAGGATGGCTCTAGTAGAGTCCCTCCACCTGCAAACTGCTGATGAGGTAGATGACCTGTTTAGGACTGTGCAAAAGACACTTGAGAAGGAAGTTGATAATATCTCTTACACAGGTCCAGCCAAGTTTGCTGAACTAGCAGAAGGTGAATACAAACTTTACCACGTAGTCCAGCATCCTGATTGGTTCTCCGGCAAGTCTGCCAAGTTAGACGGCCTAATAATTGACTCCCAACTCTCCATGAGAGGAAGGCTAGAACAGGCTAAGGCTCTGGGCTATCCTATTGAGGCCCTAGATGGATCATACCTAGAGCAGCTATGGGATATACCTAGAGCAGGTCTTGAAACGCCTACCTTTCGAGGCACAGGCAAGATTAGCCTTGCCAAGCAGAGGTGGTTTGATGACTACCTAGAAGGACTCTCCAAGGGAGGCAAGCCACTGGACCTAACTGTAGAGGAATTAATGCAACACTCCTCTCACCTTCTTGATGAGGCCATTGGTGACGCCTTCCTGCGGCAAGAAGTCCTTAGACGCTACGGCACTAGGACTATCAAGGTCCCTGCACTTAAGGGTGCCAGACGATTCAGTAATCCTCTCTACCAAGGCTGGAGTGCTCCTCAAGATGTAACTATGGCTATTGACCGTCTGTACCAGCCGGTAGGTTCAGGCTCTCGGATGGTGGGTGACGTAGCGGCTACAATGAAGAACACAGCCTTCGGCCTAGTGGACATTGCTGTAGGTGGAGTACAGTTCCCTCTGGCGTTGGCTCATGGTGGGCGTGAGATAGGTATAGGTACTCTCAATCGTAGTCTACAAGGCCTTGGGCTGCCCTATATCCATGTGGCTCTGCAGGATGCAGATGTAGTAGGTCGTACAGTCCAGTATGCTGAGGATGGCTTACACATAGGTATAGCAGCCTCATCTGTTACCCTTAAAACTGGTACAGTTGTCAAGTATATACCTATTGTAGGTAAGTATATTGATGCGCCTCTAAGTGCTATCATTGACAAAGCAGCCCGATTACAGTTCGGTCATGCTCTAACCTCTTTAAGAATCCGTATGCACGAAGGCAATCTTATAGCCTTGAAGCTAGTGGGAGAGGACATAACTAATCCTGCAGTTCGGAAGTTTGCTGCTGAGTGGGCTAATGCCGGTACAGGAGCTTCACGCGGAGCACAAACTCCTGGGCGTAGGGCTGCTGAAACCTTTGCTCTAACATCTGCTCCTATGACTAGGGCTAACCTAGCTGTCTATGCCCAGGTAGCCGAGGGCCTCACTGTTGGAGGCAGAATGAGTAAGCTCCGTTCTGCCTTAGTCCTAGCTAACCTTGCTACTTATACCTATGGTATGCAGTACCTTATCAACGGTGTCTTCGGTGATGGTCCTCAGGAGTGGATACCTGGTAAACCAGACTGGGCCACCATTAGAGTAGGTGGTACGACTATCCCTCTGATGCCACAGCGAACGCTAGTTAGGGCCATTGATAAAAGCCTGGATATCATCATGGAGGGTATTGATGGAGAGGGCTGGCGGCCAGAGGATATAGCTCTGGCTTGGGCACAGGTAACAGTGGGTAAGTCATCACCTATAGTACAAGCTGGACTAGCTCCTCTTGGTATAGGCTATGAGTCATCTACAGGACGTTTCCGAACAGCAGGATTAGTTATGT